TTTTAATAGTACCATCATCAGATGTAAAGTGGCCACAAGTTATTTGATGAAGTCTCATTAATTGAACCATAGCTGATTGTGTTGTCATTTGTTTGCCTTCCATTTCAGCTAATGCTAATACTTTCATTTGTTGATACAATTTTTTCTGTTCAGGTGTTAATTGAATTACACGTTTAGTGTAAGTATAATCAGGTAAATCTAAACAATCTTCTTTTAAACAACGATAAGAAAATGATTCTAATTTATTAGATAGCTCTGGTAAATTTTTATAACCAACTACAATTTGCACTGATCTTCCACCAAAGTTTGCAGATCTCATAACTGCATATCTAGTTCTAAATGCATAGTATGATGAGTAATCTAATAGGTACTCATCTAAAAATTCACATTGTTTATATAAATCTAATGGAGATTTAGTTACAGGTGAACCAGTTAATATTCTTCTATATTTTGCATGTTTACCTAAAGATACAATATTTTTAGTTCTTTTAGCATCAGGATTTTTTATAGTTGTAGATTCATCAATAGCCATTAATGTATTGTGGCAACTTAAAAATTTAGCTGCAAACTCTAAACCTTTTTTAGTAGAAAGAGATTCTACATTCATACATAAAATATGTAATTTTTCATCTGATTTAAATAATTTATTTAATTCCATTTGTTGTTTTTGGTTAATCATAGCTTTCCATAACACAACAGTTTTATCTACATGACTAGCCATATGTGTTGGAATTTCAGAGTCATACCAATTTTGATAAACACCTTTAGGTGCAACGATTAAAGCACCGTTAATTTTACCTTTATCGTATAACATAGAAATGTTATCTATAAGTACTTTTGATTTACCAGTACCCATTTCCATAAAATATGCAAATACTTCTTTATTCCACGACTTTTCTAACGCAGTTATTTGATGGCCATAAGGCTTTGTTTTAAATTTATAATTCATAATTATTATGTTCTTTCTATTGAAACCATATATGTTATCTGATATAGAATGTCAATGCCAGAAAGCATAGATTACAAAGATTTAAAAAATATACATTCATCAGTTGTATATATTATACAAGAATTACCTGGAACAAGATCAGGTAAACCAAAGTTTAATATTTTAGGTGCACAAAAATATGGCAAACTTGTCACATTGTTGCCAGAATTTAGTCAAATAATTTTGTCACCTGGTCCATTAATTTTTAAATTAAAAAAACTTTTAAAAAATTATACAACCAAGGATTACTTATTATTAACTGGTGATCCTGCTATAATAGGTGTAGCGTGTTCAATTGTCGCAGATATAACTGGAGGAAAATATAATCTCTTGAAATGGGACAGACAAGAGCATACATATTATCCAGTTGAAATAAATTTATATGAAAAAGGAGAAATAGAAGATGGTTAATGAAAAATGGAAAGTACAGAATAAATTGTATACAATGAAAGAAAGAATGAATTATTTAGAAAGATTTATAAAGATAACAAAGAAACAGTACAGATTTTTAAATAAGTATAAATTACTTAAAAAAAGAAAATATGAAACTTATTCTGAATATTTTTATAGTTTGTTAATTATTTTTTTATTTGATCTTGACAAAGTTCTGGGATTTTATTATAAGAAGTACCAAGCATTTAGACTTTTAAAAAATGTTAAGAAAGAAATAATAACACTAACAAAGGAGATAAAATATTATGAGTATAAACTTTGAAGCAGATCAAACTGAATCAATAACTCAAACTAACGACGCTAAAGCTTTATCTGATCAAGTAGTTAAATTAAAAAATTTGGAAGATAAAATTAAAGCGACTGAAGATAATTTAAAACAATTAAAGAAAGAAGAGGAACTTCTTTCAGCAGAAATCATACCAACTATGATGACTGAAATGAATATAAGTACAATGAAATTAGCAGACGGATCAGCAATAGAAGTAAAACCCGTCTACGGTGCTTCCATTCCTATAGATAAAAAGGAAGAAGCATTTAACTGGCTTCGTAAAGAAGGCCTAGGTGATCTTATTAAAAATGAGATTACTGTTTCCTTTGGTCGTAACGAAGATAACAAGGCGGCAGAATATGCTGTCCTTGCGCAAGGTCAAGGATATCAACCTACCCAGAAGTTAAAGGTTGAACCTATGACACTTAAGGCTCTGGTCAGAGAGCGTATTGAATCTGGGAAAGATATGCCCTCTGACTTATTTAATGTGTTCGCAGGAAACAGAACCAAAATAACTCGTGCATAAAGGAGGAAAAAATATGCAAGAACAAAGTATAAAGAACCAAGGACCAAAAAATGCCGTAACAGAAAAAGTTAAGGCAGGTGCGTTATCTGTAAATCTATTTGAAGCAGATGCGAACCAAGGAGTAGGTAATCTAACTCATGAAGATTTAGCTTTACCATTCCTAAAAATACTAGGACAATTATCTCCTGAGACAAATAAAAGAGATGGTAAATATGTTCAAGGTGCAGAACCTGGAATGATTTATAACTCTGTTACAGGAGAATTGTATGATGGAGAAAAAGGAATTGACGTCATTCCTTGTCATTACAAATTGGAATATATTGAATGGCAAGACAGAGGCGAAGGTTCTGGTGCTCCAGTAGCAATTCACCCATCATCTAGTGATATACTTACTAAAACAAAAAGAGACGCATCTTATAAAGATAGATTACCGAATGGTAATTATATTGAAAAGACTGCTAGTCATTTTGTAGTTGTTTTAGGTAACACATCATCCACAGCTTTAATTGCCATGAAATCAACGCAATTAAAGATTAGTAGAAAGTGGAATAGTATGATGGCAAGTATCAAGATGAAAGGCAAAAACGGAATGTTCACTCCAGCGTCTTTTAGTCATGTGTACAAATTGAGAACTACTCAAATGTCTAATGACAAAGGAACATGGTTTGGATGGGAAGTTAGCAAAGTTGGTGCAGTAGAAGATGCTGATCTATATCAACAAGCTAAGTCTTTTTCTGAAAGTGTATCTAAAGGTGATGTTAAAGTTAAGCATGGTGAAAGTACCGAAGGTACTAAATCAGAAGCTTCTCACTTTTAATTTCATTAATCATATGTGGGCGAGTAATCGCCCACATTTATTGAATGTGTTATGAATAAAGAGAAGATATTTATAAAAGCTTTTACAGGTTTACAAAGAAATTTTGGTTCAGCAGATTTAACTAAAATTGTAATAGATCCAACTACAGGTAAAGCTAAACCTATTTATACCTGGGCTCATAGAGAGATTACAGAAAAAGATTATCTAGATCATCTTACAGGTAAACAATCAATTGGTATTCAACCTTGTGATGATAAGGGTATGGCATCATTTGGTGCTATTGACATAGATGATAAACAACATAGTTATGTTAACTTTCCATATAAAAAATATTTAGAAATTATCGCAGAGCATAAATTACCTTTAGTACCAGTTAAATCTAAAAGTGGTGGTATGCATTTATATTTATTTGTTAAAGAACCAATAAGAGCTGTTACCATAAGAAATTTTTTAGAGAGTCTATTGTTTACATTAAAACTTCCAACAAACATTGAAATATATCCAAAACAAACAGAATTAGGAAAAGATTCAGAGGGTAAATTTGTTCATGGCCAATTTATAAATCTACCTTATTATAATAAAACAGAAAGAATTGGTTTTAATTTAGATGGAACTACTTTTACATTTGATCAATTTATAGAAGTTATCGAAGCAAATACATACAGTGCTGATGATCTAGAAGAGTTTTCAATAGAGCATACTAAAAAAATATTAAATGGTGGTGGAGAAGAATTTAATGATGGACCACCTTGTTTAGCTATTTTAACAAAAGATAAACTAACTGATGGCAGAGATAGGTTTTTATATAATTATATGATCTTTGCTAAAAAGAAATATCCAGATAATTGGGAGGAAATGGTTAAAGGAGCTCCTAATAAATATTTTGCTGCTGATTCAAATGGTAATATTGATTGGTCAGAAGATAAAACTAAAAAGAAATTAAACTCTTGGAAGAGAGAAACAAAAGGACATACTTGTAATGAAGACCCAATTCAACCTGTATGTATGAAAGCAGAATGTAGAAAAAGAAAGTTTGGTTATTTATCAGATAAGAAAAGAGTTTTTCCAGCGTTGAGTGGTTTACAAAAAATAACTTATCCTGAACCACAATATACATTTAATGTAACATTAGCTGATGGACAAACTACAAAAGAAGTTAGAGCAAAAAACATTAAACAAATTATTGAACAAGATAATATCAGAGCAATCATAGGTGCAGCGGCTGATCTAGTTCCACCTAAATTAAAAATGAATGAGTTTCAAGATATATTAGATAATCTATTTCCACCTAAACTAACCACTTCTCCACCTAAAGGTACTACACCGGATGAATTATTACAGGAGTATTTATCAAAATATTTACATGGACCAAAAGCAACTACGTATGCTGCATTTAAAACAGGTGCTGTTTTGATTCAAGATAGTAGAGCTTATTTTCTTTTCTCAAGTTTTTTTGACAGTTTAAAAAATAAAGAATGGAAAGAAGATAGGGGTAAGACTGCAGAACATATGGCAAGATTATTTGAAGCTAAATTCTTAGTTAGTAAAAGATTTCCAAAAAAATCTGGTGATACAACCTCACATCCTCCAGTAGATGTTACTGAAGTCTCACTAGATAAGTTTCCTGAGTTACTTTCTGATGAAGAGATCAAACCAGAAATTGTTCAAAGCAATGATAGAGAGGATATATTTTAATGATTAAAAAAATATTTGGTCCTCCAGGCACAGGTAAAACTACAACCTTATTAAATTTGGTAGATGAGTACATTAAAAAAGGTACAGATTTAAATAAGATTGGCTACTTTGCTTTTACTAAAAAAGCAGCTAATGAAGCTAAAGAAAGAATGTTAGAAAAAAATCCACATTTAACTAAAAAAGATTTAGTACATTTTCAAACTTTGCATTCTCTAGCTTTTAAAACATTAGGTATGAGTGAAGATAGAGTTATGCAACCAATTCATTATGAACAGATTGGTAAAGAATTAAATTTAAGAGTAACAGATACAGGAGATGGATCTGGTTATTTAAATTTTAATAGTGAATATTTTAAATTAATTAACAAAGCTAGAGTTAAAAACATATCTGTAGAAGAAGAATTTAATACAAACGAATGGTCCAGAGATGTAGATTATGAAACATTAGGTCACGTTTATTTAAATTATAATCATTTTAAAGGTGATACTTTATATGATTTCAATGATATGATTACAAAATTTGTAATTGAAAAAAATAAATGTAAAGAATTTGATGTAGTTTTTATAGACGAAGCTCAAGATCTATCACCTATTCAATGGCAGATGTTTGATGTATTAAAAGAAAAATCAAAAGATGTTTATTTAGCTGGTGATGATGACCAAGCTATTTTCGCTTGGGCTGGCGCAGATGTTAAAAGATTTTTAAACGAACCAGCTGATGAAGAAGTATTACCTTATTCAAATCGTGTACCAAAAAATATACAAGATCTATCTAATGTCATTGTTGGTAGAATACAAACTAGAAAACAAAAAGAATATTTACCTAAAAAAGGATCTGCAGGTACAGTTGAGTTTATATATAATATAGATCATATTGATTTAACTAAAGGTAAATGGTTGATATTAACTAGAACAACTTATCGTTCAGATGAGATTTCAAAACAATTAAGAAAAAATAATATTTATTTTAAAAGTAGGTTTGGTAAAAGTTTTAGTTCAAGATTATACAAAGCCATATTAAACTTTGGAGAACTTTGTAAAGGATCAGCTATATCATTAGCTGATGCAAAAGAATTATCTGAATATGTTTCTAGAACTTTTAAATTAAAAGAATCTCAAGCTTTATATAGAATACAGGATCTGGGTTATCATGAGTCAGATATCTGGTACAATGTATTTACAAAAGCAGATCAAGATGAATGTTTTTATATTAGAACAATGTTATCTAATAATGAAAAATTATCTCAAGAACCAAGAATAGAAGTTTCTACCATACACGCTGCTAAAGGTGGTGAATGTGACAATGTTATTTTAGTATTAGATAATGCTAGAAAGATAAGAGAGTCTGTAGAAAACAATATAGAAAAAGCAGATGAAGAACATAGAGTGTGGTATGTGGGTGCAACAAGAGCCAAAGAAAACTTGTATTTATTAAAACCAAAAAAAGAAAGGTATGGATATCAGTTATGACAACAAAAGATATGTTTGAAAAAGCTTTTCCACAAGAAAAGCAGATAGGTGGGAGTCACTATAAATCTTTTCACATTCAACCATATGAATTTATATC